GTAAGCGGTCAGGGGTCGGTGTGTGCCAAACGCTAGTTTCAGACCGTTCGTTGTCGACGCAACGGCAGGGTTCGCATGTGCACCCGTTTGCGACATGAGCACCGTCTCAATAGCAACGTTCGGCGCGAACAAAGTGACCGCCCCCGCATGGCGAGTGTTCGACGCCCCCGTGATCGCCCACGAAGCCTGGTTCAGCACGGTAGACGACGACGTGACAGAGTTGCGGGCCAAGTTCTCCGTCAAGTCATAGTTCGTGACCGAAGTGGTACCTGAAACGCGCAACTGTAAGGTGGCTCCCGCCGCTGTACCTGACGAGTCGTACTTGATCTCGTAGTTGCGGAAGTTCGACCCGAACGCCCCTTCGACGGTGATTGCAGTTGACCCGCTGAACGACACAATGCCGGTCGTGGAATCAACCGTCACACCCGTACCCGAAACCGAGGAGGGGATGACCGTCACCAACCCCGGAGTGAGCAGAGCGCCAAACTCTGCCGTCAACGTGTCGTCCACCTCCTGAGCCAACGCGAGAATGTCACCCGGAACGTCAGGAACCGCCGACGAGTTCGGGTAAGGCATGGGGTAGTCACCGGTCGTGTTAGGCATGGGTTATCCAATCGGTAGAAGAATCGGCTCAGCGCCAGAAATGACAAGACAGTTCGCCGCCCCAAGAGAGGCAGTGGTGCCCGCAATGAGTACGGCGGGGACAGTGGTGGCACCTAACAACGTGACCTGCAATGGAGAGGTCGATGTGACCGTACACGGCACCACATAGGCCGGGCGGCCCTGCTGTTGCAACAAAGTTTGTGAGAGGTTAGCCATCAACAACCACCTGACTCCGAGTCAACAACGACATGCTCCCCGACGCGAGGTCGAGCGAAATCGAGTCAATGTAATGCTGAAACGCACGCCCCGGCTCAAGATTCAAGTTCGGGGTGATGACACGCACAACGTCACCGCACTCAAGCGCCGGGTTCGCTACCGAGTCGAGCTGTAGCGTTTCGACGGCGGCAGTCAACTGGTCTAGTTTCCGTTGCCCCGCCGTCAGTGCTTCCGCAGCAGTCAGGATCGTTGGCGAGTTCAGAAAGTAAGGTGCCGTACCGATCAAGTCAGGATGCCGAGGATCGTCTGCCGGAACAGTCACGGTTTGCTCAGCCCATGTTTGCGTGCCGTCTGTCGCAATCGGTCGCACAATGACCGTGTTGAACAGTTGCGATGTGGGCCGGAACCTTGCCGCTGACTTGAGCACGCCCCCGTTACCGGCGTTGACCGCCCACACGGGCCGATCTGACGGGGTTGGTTGGTTGCGGATAATGAACGTGCCGTCAGGGTAGAAGAACGCTTCAGAGCCGCCGTCAGCGGTTAGGTCGCGGATTGCGTCCCACCGGTTTTCCGCCCACAGTTTCCCTGCACCGACAGTGCCCGTATCCGTTGCGGTCGTGGTCACGTCGAGCGTGTCAAACGCGCCCTCTGCCACTGTCGCAATCGCGGACAGTCGAGTGGTTGCCCCGCTTGGTTGGTATGCGGTTGTGAACCGGTTGCGGGCCACACGTTGCCCGAGGTCGGCCAGAATGACAGTGATTGTTCCGTCACCGAACACTTGCCTGGGGTCTACCACTTCGCCCGTGAATACGGGAATCAGTTCGTCGCTGTTGCCATACACGACACCATGGTTGATCGTCAGTTGCGCGCCCGGTGTTGCCAACAACTCAAAGTCCGCCGAGTCACCCTCAAGGGTCACGTTTCCACGACGGCGAATGTTCGAGCTCGCCTGAACTGTCACGACACCCGCTTTGACGTTCACCGTTGTCGGCGATCCGCCCGGTGCCGTAATGGTGGCGGTGGTGCGGGTTTTGTGTGGGCTGCGGATTGCTGTGAGGAACCGGTCGGAGACTGTCCACATAGTTGGCCTCCTAGTTGCGGTTGTCTACGGTTAGGTCCGCATATGTGGCGTAGTTGGCGAGTACTTCTGTGTAGGTGGCCCAGACGGTTGCGACTTGTGTGTAGGACCAGCCGGGGTTTTCCACGTCAACTTCTGGGGAGCGAACTTGAGTCAACGGAATGGTGTGGTCGCGCATGGGTACACCGCCGCGCGTGTAGGGGCGTGACTCTGATACGTCGCCTGCTTGGTAGAACCCATACGCGAGGTCTAAGTCCCACGATGAGGGGACGTTGATGAGGATGGGTGTGTCTGGTGCGAGTAGCGCGCGGAGGTCTTGTCGTTCCTGTGAGGTGTGTGTGTACAGTGTTGCGGTGAGTGTGTCTGCTTGTCGGTTGCCTGTCGTCGTCGTCACGGGGGTACTGGTGCCGAGGATGCGGTGGACGGTTGTGTTCGTGCTGTTTCCGACCGGGCCAAGTTCGCGGATACCTGCCGCCTGCTGGTTGCTGTTTGACAGGGGTACGGAGAGGGCGGGGGCTTGTGGTGCGATGAGCCAAGCGTCAGCCGGATTCAAGTTCACCGGACTGGACGTTTCCGCAATGCCATTCAAAGGCGCGTCAAGAGTTACAAACTCAAAACCGCCAATGTCACTAGTCCCGCCGGCAAAGTTCTCAATTCTTACCTCTGTCGCATCCCCAAAAGTGCCTGATACAAATGCTGAACCGCCCGTCCCCGAAATGGTCACGCCGCCCAACTCACGAGTGATAGAAAAGGGTTGCCGCGGATCAATACTTGTGGTGGTCGACATGCTCGTAGCAAACCCATACCTCAAAACGCCGGGGTCCGTGGTGCCCCAAGACCCGACATTGAAAATGGTGCCGCCCGATGTGATCCTAAAACGCACCACGGTTGAACTCGAATCAATCGACTCGATATCAAGTCGATCCCAAACGACCGAAGAAAGCGTCCGAGAAACCGTGTCGCTCGCCGCAAGTGTCAAAACCCCACCGGAAACGGAACCTCCGCCGGTGTCGCCAGTCCACGAACCCGGCCACGACGCAAACGTTTCCGTAAACGTAGGAGTGACATCCAAGGGGTCGTAATACTCCGCCGCCCAGTCATACGTCACGTTCTGCCCAAACGGACACTCGTAATCGAACACAGTCCGCGACTCAAACCCCGCAGACGGTTGCGACCGCACCAACGACCGACCAAACGAATCATTCCGCCACACGTTCACAGAAGTCATCACATTCCCAGCAGGAACAGAAACCTCAACCTCATTACGCGGAGGCGAAAACGCCACATCAGCAGTCACCGAAATCGTCACGCAACACCCCCAGCACGCATATCAAACCCAAGACCCGTCACGGCACTACTCAGCACCAGCTCAGCCTCACGATTCGCCACCTCACGCAACACACCCACAATCGACCCGTCCATATAGATAGGCCGATCACCACCACCAATCGCCGCCCCCAACTCGCGGAACACCTGATCGCTGAGCGGCAGCACAACCTCATCGTGACGACCCTCACCAATCGTCGCCGCCACACCACCCGACTGCGCAGGCACAAACGCACCCGAAGCCATAGCAGTCCGACCACCCGCCCCCGACGAAAACTCCGACACCGGCACACCAAACGCCGCATTAGACGCAGACGCATACCTAGCCAAAGCCAACGGCGACAGGTTCGCCGGCACGCGCAAGTCCGTACCAAACGCATCATTCAGAAACGCAGCCACCGGACGCAACGCCCCCAGCACACCATTCACAAACCCAATAGCCGTATTCAACGACCCCGCCGCCGCGTTATACACCACCCGCGCCATATCCAACCCAACCTGCGACAACGCCACAATCGCATCCTGAGCCGGTTCCGGCAGACGAGCAAACGCCTCTCGAGCCTCATCCAACGTCACAATGCCGTCATCGAACAACGCGAAAATGTCCGTCACCGCATCAAACAAAGCAACCGTCGAATAGTCCGCCATGAACAACATGGCATCCGTGCCAGCCTCAATACCCGGCGCAAGATCGTTTGTGAACAAATCCGCCAGCTTCTCAACCAGCGGCACACCCTTCTCCAACATCCAGTCAGAGAACTTGATAGCGGCAGGCAACAACGCCTCACCAATCGCCGCCTGAGCATTCTCAAACTGCGCATTCGCAATGCGTTGCTGATTCGCCAACCCGTCAGACGTGTTCGCAAAGTCACCAGCGGTCTGATTCGTCTGGTCAAGAAGCAACAGGTAGCGGGCCTGAACCTTCTCAGCCTCGGTCAGCGCCGCACCCTGCTCACCAATCCCATTCGCCAACGCGAACGCTTCCACAGCCGCCGCCGACAAATCAATGCCATAACGACGCAACGGCTCCGTCTCACCCGCAAGACCCGACTGAAACAAGGTCAAAGCGTCAGACACTTCCAAGTTGTACACGGAAGCAAAGTCAGCACCACGAGTCGTCAGATCATCAATGACCCCAACAACGTCGCCACCCTCACCCGCAATCGTCCGCGCAAAGCTCGAAAACCGGACAGACAGATTGTTGAACGCCAACTCAGACAGGCCAAGCCGAGTCGCCGCAGTCTCCCCCAGTGCGGCAATACCAACCGCCGCATCCCCAAAGGACACGTTGATCGCGTTGCCCGACTCCGCCAAATCAGACGCAAGGCCCACCGCGTCACGGAAGTAGTTCACCGACTCCGAAAGCAACCCCGCAGCGCCCAACGCAAGACCGATGACACCAGCCGTTTTCAACCCCGACGCAAGACCGGCCCCCATCGCCGCCCCACCAGCGACACCCGCACGGTTACCCGCAGCCGTCACCAACCCCAACTGCGAATTGACCGCCGCCGCCGTACCATCCATAGACGGGACTAGGCTAAAAAGTAGGCAACTCCGATCTCATTTCCTCGGCTTACCACATGCATCACCTGCCTCTCAATCGGCAGTCGTGACACCTGCCGGTAGGGTTGCCTGCTTCCTGCAATTGCAGGTGTAATGCGCAAGCTGAAGATTCTCGGGGTCGTGCGTTCCACCCTTTGCCCACGGAATGATGTGGTCAACGGTCGGGCTTAGCGGATGCGGTTTTTTCAACGTCACGTCGACGTGTTCGCCGCAGATGCCGCAGTTGGTTCCGTCGCGGCGCGTCAGTCTGTGGATCGACATATGGTGTCGCGTGGACTTGCGTGCGTGACGACACGGAGCGCAAAGGTTCGCGTCCGACCTCAGTAACCGCTCGCCTTGCTGACGGCTAGGCAAGGGGACAGAATCACCGCAGCGCTCACAGTCATAAGAAACTGGTCGGGCATAGGTGCCCTTGCGCGAGTTCTGCGACATCAACAGTTGACAAGAATCGCCGCAGTAGTTGCTGCGACCTCTGCTCTCGGGCCGCACACCGCCACACCAAACACACGGAGCGCCCTCTTTCGCCCACCCACGCACAACTCGTTCCACACGCCCGTAGTGGTGCATTCTCGAGTAATGGTTGGCGCAAACGTTTACCTTGCGGGCGGCTTCCTCGCACCCATCAATAGAGCACGTCTGTTGATTTATCCACTGCTTCGGCTGAATGTCGATATGGCCGGTACGCCGCCAACGGCGATAATGCATTGGGCACATGCCCTTTGCACCCTTCAAGCCAATGTCGCGGTCACAGTCGGGGACGTTACACTGGGCCACAGGCCCTCCAATCGGTTACGTCGATTGCTTGGGTTAGGCCCTCCGAGTGTTTCCAGCACTTTGAGGGCCGCTCCTATTCTCCCACGTTTGTTCACGTTTTGCCCGGTGCACGCCCATTCACGAACGTCAAACGATCACGCACCACATCCAGTGATGTAGCCGTGCCAAACTTCTGCCTCGACCCCGGACGCGGCACCGGCTTAGGCTTCGGACCCTTACCGCCACCCCTCTGCCAATTCGCCGCCAACAGGACCTCAAGCACGTCCGTCAACCGGTGCATTTCCGGCGACCACTGCGAACCCCGAATCGCCTGAAACGTTTGCGACATAGGCGGCAGGAACCGAAACCAAATGCCAAACTCAACCCACGACATGACCGGTGTTCCCAACTGCCACAAATGCCACCCCGCCGTGAGCAGGTCGTATGTAATGGCCTCCCGATGCTGACTAATCAGCTCGCAGAGGCCGAGGATTCCCCCACTGTTGCCGTAGACCCCGAAATCCACGCCGTCTCAAGCGCTTTCAACTGTGCAGGGGCCAACGCTGCAACAGCCGCCCCCGCATCCGCGTTGATCTCCCGCACGAGCTCAACAAACCCCACACCGCCCTTAGCCTGCGCCGACTCCATCACGGGAAGCGGCACATACTGAATCAACGGAATCGACCACTCCTTGCCGTCAGGGGTTGTGAAGTCGAAACGGAACTGGGGGTCTGTCTGGTCGAACGTAGGAACTTGAAACATGGTTGCCTCGCATCAGCCCCGGAAGTGAACAAACCGGTGGGGAACGCCCGAGGCATGACCGCCCCCCACCGGAACCTAGTTAGCTGAAGAACTTGGTCTTGTAGATGTACGCCTTGTTCCCAGACGAGTCCGGCAGCGCGGTGATCGTCGCAGGCCACGACACGGCCTGACCATCAACAAACGACACCGACACTTCCCCCGTCATCTCCCCATTGGGAACAACGATGCGAATAGCGAAGTCGCCGTCGAGCATGTCAAACACCCACGCACGCGGACCAACCTGCGTACCGTTCACCTCAATGGTCGTAGTCAGACCGGAGGTAACCTGGTCGGCACCAAACACTTCTGCCAACACCGCGTCAGACGTTTCGATGAACGTCCACGCAAACGACACGTCATCGGTGGCCTTGATGATCTTCACCGGTTCGCCACCCCACGCACGAATCGTCTGAATGTCGCCACCCTTAGTCATCGTCAAACCAGCGTCCGACACATAACCCAAACCGGACAGAGTGCCGCCTACAGCAGCAGAAGCGTCAGTGGGGAGCGTCGCCGTGGTAGCGCCAGAATAAACACCACCGGCAGCCTTCGGCTTCCCCACGACCACGTTAGAAGCAGTGTTCGTCATTGTCGTACCTTTCAGTCAGCCTCGGGAAATGGAAAACGCACCCCAACCGGGATGCGTTCAAGTCGGAACAGCTCGAGCAGATTCCGAAACTTTAGACGGCCACGCCGCGCACGCCTACCGAGTAGGTGAAGGTGTACCGTTCGTGCGTGTCAACGTTTGGGTCCGGCAGGTTCGCCAAAGCGGAGAACAGTTGCGGGTCGTACAGTTGCACGTCCGAAATCTGATCGACCGCCAACAGGAGCGCTTGCGTGTATCGGGCAAACGCCGAAGCCGTCACAGTAGTCAACGCATAACATTCGATCAGGAACGTGTTGCGCTCCACCACCCGTTCAGGCATGGACCCGCCCACCCGATACAGGCGTGTAAACACGTTAGGTCGCGCCTCTGGCACATTCACGCCAGCACGCACAGCCGTATAGGTGGCGTTCGCCGTGTACGCCGCATTCAAATACGCGATGAGCAACGCTTCACTGTCGGGAAACTGGATAACCTCATTAGCCACGACGCGCCTCCACTGCCCTCGTCAACACACGCCCCGACTGCTCCGCATCATTACCGGCAGACGTTGCCGCAACAATGCCCACACGCGGCACCTTCCTGCGACCAGCAACCAACTCCACATCAACTTTGAAATCGTCACCATCCGACCCGAGAACGCCCCGGTTCGCGTCGTCGGCAATGTCCTGCCCGATCTCTTCCATACGCTCAGCAATGGCAGGCGCAATCGACTGCATAAACCGGTAATACCCCTGCCGATCCCACTGAAAACCACGCCTAACCACTGAACACCCGCAACCGCGTTTCCGAATGCGCCGCAACCCCAGTAGGGCCACGGTGAATCAACGGCTCCCCCACAACCTCATACGTCACACCGTTGTAAGTGATCCGGTCGGCAGGGTCAATGTCAATCGAGCTCGACCCGAGCAGACGCGCCGTGACTTGCACTCCAAAGCGCAAGTTGATTTCGTCATCTGTTCCAACCATCTGAAACCGCACATTAGACAACGTGCTCGAAGCCGGAGTGACAGCCCAGTTGGGAACCGCCGTCGAATTGTGAGCGTCCGCGACTCTCTGCGGTCGAAGTCGTGTCACCGAATCCGTATAGAACGACCTCATGCGCGCAACACCACCGGCCCCGCAACCTTCGGAAACAGACGATCCAAGACCGCCTTTTCGCCAGCAGTCAGATCAGCAATCGCACGGTACGAATCGAACCCAAACGTCACCGACTCCGAACCAGCCGACTCCTGCTGCACACCCGAAGCCGCCGCCGCATTGATCTGCGTCAAACGTGACGCAATGCCACACACAACCTCTTTGACCTCATCCGGCACCGTAGCGAAACCGTGGTCATACTCGACCTCAAGATTGCCGCCATAGTCCGGCGTTTCAAGAATGCCACCTGACCTGAGCACCCACTCTTCCGCCTCGAGCGTGTACGGCTCAGTCGGAATCGAAATGTCTTTCACAGTCGTAATCGACGTAACAGGCTGTTGCGGCAACACGACAACCGGCCCGCGCACCTTCACCGTCGAAGTGTCCGCCGTAATGATCTGCCGCGTATACCCACGCACACGCGCCGAAGCACGAGCAAACATGCCCGTAGCAATAGTGCCGTAACCAAACGCTGTCGCGTCAGCCTGGTCAGCCAAGTTCGTCATAACCGCTCCACTTCCTCACACCACGCAGCCACTTCACGGTCAAACCGTGCCGCCTGGAACTCAGCCCGCTCAACCGCTGCGCGCGAGTAGTCATCCCAGCCAGCCAACACTGTCCGAATCTGCTGAACCCACTGCCACGGTTGGTCACGGTCAGCCCACAACCCGACACCCTGCAAGTTCTCAATAAGTCCCGGTAGCGGATTCGCAATCACCGGGATACCGTGCGACATGGCCTCAGAAGCGGCCATACTCCACGACTCCGTAGCGCTAGGCACGAGCAGCACGCGCGTTTCCGCCCACACCTTCTCAGCCATATCGCTTGCGGGCACATGGTCAATCACCGTCACGTTTCCGCGAGGTCGACCACGCGGCACAGACTGTTTCCCATACCCGCCTTTGACTCCCAAAAAGTCAACGTCAGGCATCAGCCGTACAAGTTCCCAAAACGGGCCAACCTTGTTCGACTCTTCCAAGTTCACCACCGTCACACGCAACCCGTTACGCCTCACGGCGGGCAGGTCAACGGGTGGATGGACGACAACTTGCCGCCCGTGCCGCAGATCGCGGCGCATCACCTCACTGTTCAGCGTCAACAGGTTCGGTTGCGTGTTGTAAATGCCAACCTCAACCGCCATACGTGAGTTGTGACAGATTGCCACACGTTTCCCGTGGAACGCTTCGACCGGTTGCGAAAAATCAGGATGGAACACACACAGATCACCGACTGGCGTAACGTCCCCGCCATACCTGACCGGCACACCATCCCACACACGCGGCTCATCCCGATCCTGAGTCCACACCTCCACCGAATGCCCCCGCGCCTGTAGCGCCTTCAACATTCGATGCGTCATCAACTCAGAACCAATGAACCGCCGAGGCGGATACGACACCAAAGAAGCTGTAACGTGCATACCCGCCTCGGGATTCACTCAGATCAGCTAAGGAACGAGCTGAAAGCGTTCTGCGACACACCACCGGAAACAAACGAACCAATGGCAACCTGACGGGTCACCTTCGCCCCGTAAACGTTCAGACCGCGAACGATGTCCGCGAACTTCGTCTGGTGACGGAGGGCTTCCGTTTCGGCAATCTGGCCGACATACGCCGCCGAAGCGGTGTGGTAACCAACACAAGTAGGCTTCGACTGGTCGCCCAGCAGCGGCGACTCGAGAACGTTGAAACCCCAAATGCGGGCAATCTGCCCGTTGCGGAGTTCGTTCTCTCCACCAGCAAGAGCCTGATCCGACAGACCATCAACCAGGTACTCCGAAAAGGCCGGGTTGACAACCAGGAAGCGGTCACCGGTCGGAATCTTCTTGTTGTTCAAGAAGGTGCGAACCTTCAACGCCGCCGCCTTAGCCGTCGCGTACGAGGTCACCGAGGTCGGTGAAGCACCCGTGACGTTCAACGTCCACGACTCGGAGAGGAACTTGCCAAGCACATACGACTCAGCATCCTCCGCAAGAGCACGACCAGCCGAAGCCGTCCAGTCCTCCATCGTGCCAGCCGCCTGAACCCGGTCAATGTCGTCAACGATGAACGCAAACGCCTTTTCCTGGTCAATGTTGAGGTCTTGACCGTCATCGTTCATCGCCTCAGCGGTGATCGAACGGCTAGACGAGTAGTCAGTGATCGTCGGCGTGACCGCACCAGTGATCTTGACCGTGTTACCACGAGTCGCCTCACCGTCGTACTTGCCGTTGATCGTCGGAATGACAACCTGAGACGCAAGGAACTCGGATTCAACCGCTGCGGACCAAATGTCAGGAATGAAGTTGTCGATAGCCATGAGCTATCCCCTTTCTAGGATTTGTTCATGAGTCCGTCGAGTCGTCCGTCGCGGTACGCGGCCAACTTCTCTTCACGGGTCATGGATTTGAGTTGATCTGTTGAGGTGATCTGCTTTGCTGAACCGACCGGTTCCCCCTGCCGTCCCTGACCATCCGACGACGCAGCCGCCGAAGGTCGTGACGCTTTCAAGTCAGCAAGAAGTTCGTCCGCGTCCGCTTCGAGCTCTTCACGAGTGGCACCAATCAAACGTTTCGCCTGAGTCGGTGTAAGCCCCTTCGCAAGAGCAACCGCATTACGCTCCGCCTCGATCCGCAGTTGCATGAGTTCCGCCTCCGCCTGTGCTGCACGGTCACGTTCCTTCTCCAACTCGGTCTTGTTGGCGTTCTCGATCTCTTCCAACCGCTTCGCCGCATCAGCATTAGCTTTCGCGCGTGCCTCGTTTTGACGGGCTAGGGCTTTCCACTTCGCCACCTCATCGGCAGTGTCAGTGGGTTCGGTTGACGTTTCAACCTCGGGTGCCGGCACCGTTTCGGTTTCGGTCGTGGTCGTGTCAGTGGTTTCAGACATTGCAGTGTTCCCCCGTTTCGGAGTTTGTGAAAGTGTCACCGTTTCGGTAACACCAACCCGCGATGAAGCGGGAAGATTAGAACTGATTTGCGAACACGCCGTCAGAAAGTGCCGTCAGCGGCCACAGGAGTCGATCTGACGGCTTTACCCCCCAAAGTGGCACTTGCACCCGACCCCGCATTTACGACAAACGCAGAATCAAAAATCGAACAAGCGTTCTACAAGTCGTCAGGGCCAGTGAACTTATCGCCACGCCAACGGATGACCGGCCCGAGCTCGCCATTCTCAGAAGTAATGATGAGCTGCCGATAATCCGGGTTCCGTCCGCCACGATCTGCAATGCCTTCGATCTCGGCAACGTGCCCATGCGTGCGCTCGAGCAATTCCGGATCAATCACCTGACCGGGGTCCCAGTTCGCCTCCACACGATCCACCGAGCAATCACAGCCCGGATGAATCGGCATCAATCGGCTGACCCGGTAGCGTTGCGTCGACGCAATCGAACACAGCGCACAGTTTTCGTTACCCGTCAACACGCGCCGAAAGTAAGTGAACCCGCCACCCTCCAACGAGTGCTGCGACTGCTTCGTTTTCACCAACTGCAAATCCGTCGACACAATCGACTGCAACCGGTCAAACCCAGCCACCACAGCCGCCGTCATTGTTGACCCTCGAGACAACGCCGTGTACAAAGAGTTCGCAGGCCGCTGATACAACACGTCAGGGTCCACCCCGCGCGGCGAACGAATCTCGTCCGCACCAATCAACGCCATAGGTACAGTGTCGCCACGCTGACGATTCACCTGCATTTGATATGCGGCAGTCAACGACGCAACCTGCGACTGAGAACCCTGCACCAGCGGAATCGCTACCGACTTGAACCGAGCAATATCCGCATCCCGATAGTTCGGCAAGTTGTACCACAGCGACTCCACCGCGCTAACCGTGTCCGTGCGCAACCGTTCAACGGCCCCCTGATACGCCCGCGTGATCTGATCAGGCGACGGCACGCTCGGCCACCTGAGCATCCGAACGCTCAGTCAGAAGCGCCTGGACCGTCAGTTGGTCACTGGCCCGTTCAGCCTGCATCCGGTCCACATCATCAGCCGTAAACCCGAGAATGTCCAACATGATCGTCCGCCACGGAACACCAGCCGCCTGAGCCTTCACAGCCGCGTCATACTTCTCAGCCAACGACACATGCTCAGGCGGTGCCCACAACGTTTTCACCCGACCGTCAAAGTCCGCGTTCTCCACCTGCAGAGCTCGCGCCAACAGCGCATCCACGGACGGCTTCATACGCGCGATACGGTCTTTAGCCTTGAACACCAAACCCTCACGCGCAAACGCGGCACCCTCCGCAGACTGATTCGCACTGTCAGGCACCAACACCGCAACCGGAGTGCGAGTGACCGCCGCAAGGTCTTTCACATCATCCTTCACAGCCGCCAACATTTGCTGAATCGACTGAGCAGACTCCTGCGACTCCCAAATGTCCACACCATCCGGCAGATTCCACAACGCACCCGGACCCGGCGCAAACAGGGCCGCATAGTCAACCGTGTTGCCCTCGGAGTCCTGCGCCGGCAGTGGCCCCTTCAACGCACGCTGACGGAACGCCTGCATCGCCACAGTAACCAGACGGTCAAGAAGCATTCCGTTAATGCGATCCAGAAGGTCAGTGTGAGTTTCAAACTCGCCCAACGATTCGTAGTTCTCGAACACGAACACCGGCACGTCACCATCGAACTCTTCAACCGAATCCGGCACGACCTCCCACGACCCAAACGCGCCCGTGTTCAACCGCTTCCGCTTCCCCGTATACACCGGGTCATACATGGGCCGTTCAAACTTCACCCGCTCACCATTCGCCCACACATAAGCGAAATCGCGTTCATAGTCCAGATCGCGCCACACCTTCAACGCAGCACGAGCAACCCACGGCCTCAACGGATCAGTAGCGGCAATCATCACCTCAGGCGGCTCAGACGTGATGACAGCTTCACCATCCATCTGTCCCACAGCCACATACCCAATTCCAACAGTAAGAGCATCACGAACCGCATCCCCCAAAACCACGTCCAAACGGTTCCGGTTCCAAATCTGCCGCGCACGGTCATCATCAGCCTGCGCTTCCCCCACCGTCACACCAGTGCACTGAATCCGCTCAGCCACCGACTCCACAATGAGCGCACCAAAGTTCGTCCGCGCACGCCGCTGAAACGACTCCCACGCAGCCTTCAAATTCTTCGACCCGTTCGGAACTGGCGCATTCCCATTCGCATACGACCGCAACCGCTCAACACGCGGACGACGATCATCAAGTCTCTTCGCCAGAACCGGAAGCCACTCCTGCGGCGTCACTGGTGCAACCATCGGTCCCCCTAGTAAATCCGCCTCGGAACAGTCCCAACATTCGCCCCAACACCCTTACCAAGAGCATCAAGACGACACAAATTTGCCAACATCCACGCATAAGTCGCGTCGATCTTCGCCAAGTAGTCATCATTCGGTTTCCGCAACACAATGCCCGACCGAACTTTCTGACGGCGCGCATTCAACGCATGACGAGTGAGTGATCGAGAACCGTCGTAGGAGATTTCGCCGTTGACGATTGCACCATGCAACGCCTCAAAGCCATACACGACCTTCGAGATTTGCCGAGTGTTGAACGCAATGGGCTTATCCGCCGAACACTTCACCTTCAGCCGGCGAAAGTATTTGGCCTCCCACTTAGCAACACGGTCCTCCCACATTGCCGGGTCACCATAGAAACCAACCACCGTGAAGTCGTTGAACATTTCGTCAACAGCCGACTCAACTTCGAGCTCGGACAGCACCCAGTCTTTTTCCGCAGGTCCGTCTGGCGGCTCCCACACGCCCACCTGCCACGAAAACCCATCCGACACACGCATCGCAACCAGCGCAGTCGCGTCAGGCTTCGACTTCGCGCGACCTCGAGAACCATCAAACCCCAACACGATTGCGTCAGACCTAGTGACCGGTCGATGTTCGCCATGCTGCTCAAGCCACGCCGCCTCTTTCACGGAGATCGCACGCAGTTCAGGAGCCGACAACCACGAATCCGCCGCGTGCGTGATCTGGTTCAAGTAGTAACGGCGCGCATCTTGCGGGTCAGTCGACGGGTCCCAAATCTCCGACACCAACCGGTCCAAATTGACCCAACCGCCAGCACGCTCCGCACTGTCACCGTAAGCAAACTCAAGACCAGCAATCAACGACTCACGATCCGCCATGTTCGTATCGGCAGGAGCTTCACGATGGTCGTCAAGTAGCGACGGGTCTTTGACTTTGCCTTCACGGATCGCGTCAGCGTAAATCGCCGTATCCTCCGCAACCGAACCCTCACCAGGAATAAAAGCGTTAGGCGACTCAATCGACGCACCATCTGTCTTACCCAAGTTGCGTCGCAACGTCGCAGCCAGTCGAGTGCCGCCGTTGTTCGGCTTCCACTCCTCCGTCTGATCCATCACCACAAACACCGGTCGGTTACCCTCACGGCTAGTCGAGCTCGACGTAACCGGCTCAATACGACCACGTGGCAAGTTCACAAAAGTATCGAGCGGCTCAACATCGAAATTGTCAAGCACCGGACCGTTGCGCAACATCTCCAACAACGGAATCCACGAGTTCTTCGTCTGATCCTCAGACACCGCCGCAAACTGAATCCACGGAGTCCGCACAGTCGCCCACGGCTTACCCACCGGACGACCGTCAACATCCCAACCGTCCGGCACCACATCACCCAACGCTTCAACAATGCCAACCGCCGACATGAGCGGAGACTTACCGTGACCCTTCGGCCTCGACCACCGAGCACGCCGATACACCCGCCGACCCGTCATAGGGTCTAACCGGTAAAACT